TTTTATGTCAGCTTTTTTATTGTCTATTGTGCTGTTTTTTGTATGTGTTTTTTTTTTTTTCAAGCAGAAGACGGCATACGAGATACATCGGTGACTGGAGTTCAGACGTGTGCTCTTCCGAGATTGTCATACGTTGAATACTTAAACGATTCCCATTCTGCGTTGGCTTCTAATCCCTTTAAAAATAAGGAATAGAAATAATTCTTGCCTCTCGGTGTCGAAAGGAATATAGCACGGCCTTGATAATCCGTTAACGTTGGCCGTATTGAATTTAACCATCCATTTTCTAAATCGTTTATAAATGAAGCCTCATCAATAATGACATAATGGAATTTTAAACCCCGTAAGTTGTCAAGTCTTTCTCCAGTAAAAAATCGGATTGTTCCACCCGTCGTTAACTTCAATGTTAAATCGCTTCGGTTAGGTATTGCCACCTCAATCGGAAGTAATAAACATAATTCATCAAAGAAAACTTTGGCAAGCTGATAAGTCGGGGTTATGTATGCAACTTGCTGGCCTTGTAATGCTTGCACCGATGTAATCACTTGGCTAATTAAGGATTTCCCAAATCTTCGCCCGCACATCAATACTCTGAACCTTGCTTTACTCCGCAGTACCTTCTCTTGTGCCTTGTGCGGATTCGGTAAAATAATCTCCATTTGCGAACTTAATAGTTATCTCCGTATCTTGCTTGACATCTGAAGTTTCTTTTGGCTTTCCAAATACTCGGCTTAATAATGTTTCAATCGAGTAAAGGCTTCCTTTTTCTAATGATTTACGCATAGCACCTGCCACCGTCTTTTCTAAAATTGTACTTTGAGGATTATCAAAAACCTCCTTTAGTTCCCAAATATTCATAGCCAACATTGTCCTTATCGTTAGACCAATTTCAGTCATGTTATATCCTGACTCCTTTAATAAAGTCACATATTTTTTTGGCCTTCCGTTAGGGTTTCCACTTGTACCCTTTTGAAACGGAATTAAATTTTTCTCGTTGCCCATTTTTCATTTATAATTTTTGGAATTATTCCACGCCATTTTGCCTTGTGATGGTACCTTCCATGTTTAATCGTTAACGAAACATTTTTAGGGTCAATCATAATTGCGTAAGCGGCTTTTCTTACAGTTCCATCCGCCTTATAAATATCAGTATTCCCTCCCGATTCGCTTTGTGTCGGTTCCATAGTAATAGACATGTACTTCACAAACAATTCGTAACCTCCTTTTCGATAGGTTTCGATAGCATTTATTAGGTCATCATTCATTCGGCTTCGCCATTTTGTAAATAACTTATAATCATTCGGCATATTATGAGCATTAAATACCCTATGTCCCAACATTTTAACCGTCTCAGGTCTTGTATCTGAACCAACCGCAAAACCCATATTTACTAAACCACTTTTGTGAGCAAAATGAGCCAACTTAAATAATTCTAATTCAAATTCCTTCCCACTCAATCGATGCCATTTTTTTAATTTATTATTAATATGATAAAACGAATTATAATCGTCATCAAACTGCCAATGTCTTTCTTCGCCTCTTTCTTTACTAATTTTCATTGTAGCATTCCTTACCGGCACAGCCCCCGAACTCATATTCTCAACTCCGAAATTGTCCAATAAATCAGACTCCTTGACTTCCTCGTACCAATCAAAAACTAAAATCCTATCTTTTCCCCAATTCTGAACATATTCAGGAATTGTCTTATCGTTATTTCCACAAACAATAAACCAATCTCCCGTGTAATTCATTTTAGCCAAAGTCTTAGCCGTTCTGCAATGTGGACGACCCTTTGATATAATATAAATTGTATTTAGTTTATTCCTATTCATAATCCTTCCCTTCTAATTCATTTACTAAATCCGAAAATCCGTTTTCAATTAATTGATTTTTATCTAATAAAACCAATGCCATCTTTTCAAATAATTCCTTTTCCTCATCACTTGCCTGATAAGCATAATAATCAGCAATTTTAGAATAATTAAACGTGCTAAAAAAAGAAACCCTCGCTTTAAATAATTCACGAATAACCTCATTTTTTATAAGACTTATTTCATTATCAAATCGAGTCTCCTTAATAAATAAATCCTCAACCTTATGCTTAGTGTCTTTAGGCTCATAAATAACCTCCCCAATTTTAGTAGAATAATCTTCGTCTAATTCCCCTCCGTCATCTAAAAGATTCTCAGGTTGCCATACATCTAAACCCCACATTTCTAATTCTTTTTCGTCCCATTCATTAGCCAACATGTCCCAATCCCATTCTCCGTACCCAACATTGTCCTTAATGATAAATGCCCGTTGTTGTTCCTCTGTTAAATCGCTTGCCTTAATCACTGGTACTTCCTTCAATCCTGCCTCTTTGCATGCCTTTAATCGCATGTTTCCACCTAACACAATCATGTCATCGTTCACCACAATTGGTCTCAACTCTAACATCTTCGGAAACTCCTTAATTGAATCGACTAATTTCTTAAATTTTTCATCCTTTATTAATCTTGGATTATTAGGATTAGACTTGATGTCTGTCAGTTTGGTTAATTGTGATTGCATTATTTTTTATCTATTTGTTCTAACTTTCTAATCGCCCATTCGATACCTTCAGTACCTCCCCAAGCATCCCACATTAAGCCTCCGCACCCTTCTTTATACGGAACATCTTTATTTTGTTGATGCCGTTTAAACGATGCCATTCTTGCAATCGTATCCCTTGTAATATTTTCCTTATTAGCCAACTGATTTGCTCTTGCCTTTCCTACTGGTGTTCCACAACTTCCCCAACCATTTTCATCAGCCCACTTTAAAGCACGTTTTGCATTATTAACAGCCGATTCAGGATAATCATTGTAAGAATCAACAAACATGAACTTTAAACCTTTGGTGTCAGTCTTTGTATTAATCAAATCAATTTCGTTTTGATTATTATCGTAATGAGTTCCAATCCCTAATGCTTTTATCGTTTCCCATTTCATTCGTCCATTAGTAAAATAAACCCTTGAATGTGGAATACCTAATTCATTAGCTATTTTATAGACTTCTTGGCTATTTGCTTTTTGTCTGCGAGTAATAATGTATACTTCTTTTCCGTCATCTTGTTTCTGCTTCGCCAACTCCTTACCTCTTGCCGTATCCAAAGTGTCGTCAAAATCGAAAGAAACTTTATTACTATCTGTCGCGTATTCTCCTGATGCAAGTATAGCCTGCCAAACCTCAATTGCTTTCTTTTCCGTTTCATAAATACAAGCACCATTCCCGATGCGCCATTTTGAATTACTACATTTAATTACTGGCATGATATTAGTTTAGAATAAATAGCAAATCTATTCTCATTTATTTTGAATAGGTCGTAATGCTCTCTAACGTACTCCGCATTTGCTTCCCCAAAATCCTCTCTCATCTGCTTGCTAAATGTCATTCGTCTAATATCTTGTTCCCAATTCTCTACCTTAAATATCGTTGGAATATCTGCATACGGATCTCGGTCAAAAGTTAGTATCGGAATCCTTTTTGCCCCTGCCTCTAATGCCTTTAAATTAGACTTCATCCGGTTAAATTTATTATCTAATAACGGAACTAATAGCATATCAGCTTCATTGTAGAAATTCATGTAAATACTAAAATGAGCCGATTCGATAATCTTATAATCTAACTTTTCGTTTGCCGTGTAGATATTTCCCATCTGCGTCCAATGCCAAGTATTATAATCATTCCAACCGCAAAGAAGCATCCGGGCCGATTCAACAAATGATTTTGACTTTGATAAATTTAACAACGGGTTTTTTAATTGCTTAATATCAGGGAAGTGCATCACCGAACCGGTGTGAGCAATATTAACTTTATCGTGTTCAATCTTTACTGCCGTGAACTGGTCTTTATCAAAAGGCAAAGCATTTGGAAGTATCTCGCAGTTTTTATTGATTTTTATAATCTCGTAATATAACCTTGAATGCGTAGTCGTTACCAAGTCCGCAATCTTGATATAATTTTTAATTACATTCGGGATATTTAATTTTCGATAAGCCACATTTGAAACGTGCGTGCTGAATAGTTCCCAGTAGTCATCAATATCAACCACCAACTTAAATCCGTGCTTGGCTTTCCATTGTAATAAATCAGTGATTGGAACTAACTCAAGAAACCGATTTAAGACTACTAAATTTATCTCCTTATCGATTATCATTTGTTCACTTATATCATCCGTCAAAATACAGTATTCTTTCTGCATCGTTGACAAAGGCAAAGCAATACGATGGTAAGTTACACCCGATGTGCTATTTCCTACCCCGAGGATTCTTAGGTTTGACATTCGTTTCGTTTGGTTGATTGGTTGAATCGTACTTCGCTTTTATCCTTTTTATCATATCAAATACGCAATGCTTACACCAGGCATTTAATATAAAATTTTGGTCAATGTAATTCCGGTAAATAGTTACATATTTTTCAAGTACCGCAAAATCAATATTTCTTGTATAGTCTAATTCGACTGCCATAAAATTAATTTCATGCTCTTTTAAAAATGCTAATTCTTCGTTTGTCATTTGTGTAAAAATCTAAATAAGTATGACCCTAATATTCCCGAACTAAAAAACAATGCTATCAATTCCGTTACCTGAATTGGAAGCAAATAAAATACCACCGCACTCCAAACCGATAAACAAGGCACGCAGTTGAACGGCTTAAAATCTAATTTAAATGACTGATAAAGATTTGTCATCGTAAAAAATACCGAAAAACTAATTGAAGCGATTAATGTGATTATCATCCGTGTCTATTTTAAAAACTTCATCTTGAACTAATAACCAATAGATTTTGTCATCCATTTTTAGTTTTTGATCGATTATCTTTTTTATCCAAAATATCGTGCATTCTTTTGCAAACGGGCGATTCGCACAAAAATAAAGATTGTTATTGTAAAGGTATCTTGCTTGCTCGTCAGGTTTCATCCCTTAACTTTTTTTTAATTATAACAATCGTTTTAATCACCGACTGGTAAGGAATCTTTGTTTTCCTTGTTACCTCCATTTGATTAAATCCTAACTCAACATAGGTATCCAACAAATTATTTTCGTACCAACTCAATTGTTTTCGCCCTTCCTCTACCTTATTAAATAGCTTTTCTTTTAAATCTATATTCTCGGCCTCAAACGGATTAAAATTACCGTCGTGATAATTTACGTTAAACTCTTCATTGCGTTGTCTAAAATGGCGAAAGAACGGTTGATTAATCGAATTAGAATAAACCATGTTTAACATCGTCCGCACTAACCAAAATTTCAAACCTTGCAACCCATTGTTTTCGTATATCGCATAGAACTTGGAATCTGAAATCGAACATAAGGCCAAGAACATCTCTTGTTTTAATTCTTCTCGTAACGAAGTCGGTTGCATCTTTCGTAATGCTTGTGCAATCTCCTTTGAATTATAAAGTTCATTTATAATTTCGTTCCGTGTCATTTCTTCGATTCCCGAACTATTAGAATACTCAAATAAATAATAAAGGCCACCTCGATAATTCCTACCGCAATGGCCTCCACGACTAACCTTTCCATTTTTCTAATTCTCGGTTCAAATACCACTGGGCTTTTTGAAGGTCTTGTTTTCTATTCCCTTTTTTATCGGCCCTCAAGATATATTTTATTACATTCCCAAGATTAAAATTCAAATCGAATGACTCAATCACATCAATTGCCTCAATATTATCTGATTGATAATGGTCAGGCGAATTAATTAAGTCAATGGGTTTGTCTAACACTGATAATTTCATTAAACCTTTATATTTTATTGGTCCTGCTAACATAAAATTTTTGTCAAGTAAGGAATGACTGGAAACCTCTGATACAACCATTCCAAACTTAACATTACAAAGTTTACTTTTTTATTTTGTTAATTCAAAGAAATCCTTAATTTTCTTT